ACACACCCGCTGGTACCGTGGACGCCTAAGCAGATCCGCGAGTATGAGCAACAGCAACGCAACAAATTACCAGAGGCACCACTATGACAACAGCTAAAAAACCCGCGGCAAAAACAACTAAGAAGGCAGAACAAACCTTCTCTATGCCTATGGAGGTAAAAGACTGGATAGATCAAGCATCTAGCAGGATGGCACACATGACATCAGAAATCGCGCGCCTCAAAGAAGAGAACAAACAACTCAAACGCACCCACAAGCTAATGGAGCAAAGAGTAATGGGGATGAGTAGTGAATAGCCTAGATAAGTTTGAACAGCTTCAAAGCCTAATGATGGGCTATGACAGATGCGCCCTGTATTGGAATAAACACCTTAAAAGCTGGGCACTCATAACAGACGATGAAGAGCACACAGCTACTCTGGTAGACAAAGATTTAGATAGGCTGATAAGGCTACTACTGCACTCAGATCTCTGAAAGAGTTGCCACAAACCAAAACTTCTTGTTAAACTCGGCTCATCTAAAGTAGATTAGGTTAGAGGAGATAGACATGGCAATAGGACAGAAGACAGGCGGCAGGCAGTCAGGAACGCCCAACAAGGCGACAAACGACGCTCGACAGGCCATAGCCTCATTCGTTGATGGAAACGCTCACAGGCTCACTGAGTGGCTTGATCAGGTTGCCAATGGTGTGAAGGTGGTGGAGATGGAGGGGGACGAAGCGGTGGAGAAGTACGTGGTGCCGCCTAACCCAGCTAAGGCGTTTGACATGTTCCAGTCGGTGGTGGAGTACCACGTACCTAAGCTAGCGCGCATGGAGATCAGTGGGGATGATGACAAGCCACTGGTGATTGAGAACAACGTCACTGTGTTTGGTGAGTTACTCAAGAGCATCAAGCTACAGCGCCAAGCAGAATGAGCGCACTAGACGACATCCTCTCTGATCCCAAGATCAATGAGGAGTTTGCTAACAGCCCTATCCTCCAACAGATAGTCATCAATTGGCAGTTGACATGGCTAAGCTCACAGGCACACAAGCATCAGATAGAGCCAGCAGGCGATTGGTGGAGCATATGGCTGATGCTGGCTGGCCGCGGTGCAGGCAAGACTAGAGCGGCGGCTGAGACGCTGGCTTACTGGGCGTGGGAGCAACCCAACACACGATGGCTAGTGTCAGCCCCTACTAGCGGCGACGTGAAGGGCACCTGCTTCGAGGGTGACTCTGGCCTGCTAAACGTCATACCAAAGGAGTTGATAGCCGACTACAACAAAGCACTGCACGAAATCAGACTGCTCAATGGGTCGTTCATCAAGGGCATACCAGCGTCGGAGCCTGATCGCTTCCGCGGCCCACAGTTCCACGGTGGGTGGCTAGACGAGCTTGCGGCTTGGGACTACCTACAAGAGTCGTGGGACATGATCCAGTTCGGTATACGACTGGGTAAGCGCACCAAGCTCATATGCTCGACCACACCTAAGCCAAAGGACGTGGTGCTCGACTTGATAGGGCGTGAGGGTGACGACGTGGTGATCACGCGCGCCAGCACGTACAGCAACATCAAGAACTTAGCCCCATCGTTCCAAAAGCAGATACTCCAGTACGAGGGCACCAACCTAGGCCGTCAAGAGATCCATGCTGAGATCATCGATCCAGAGGAGGGTGGCATAGTCAAGCGTGATTGGTTCCGCCTATGGCCAGATGGCAAGCCCTTCCCCAAGCTGGAGTACATCATCCAAAGCTATGACTGCGCGACCAGCGACAAGACCATCAACGACCCTACAGGATGCATCACACTAGGTGCATTCAAGCCATTGGATGGGGGGATGTGCGTGCTAGTGTTGGACTGCTGGCAGGAGCACCTACAGTACCCTGACCTTCGTCCCAAGGTAATTGAGGAGTTCGAGGTGTTCTATGGCGAGGGACGCGAGAAGAAGCGCGTTGACCTACTGCTGGTGGAGGACAAGAGCGCCGGCATCTCACTGATACAAGACTTGCAACGTGCCCACCTGCCCGTGATGCCGTACAACCCCGGCCGTGCTGACAAGACCCAGCGCCTATCCATCGTGGCCAACATCATCAAGGCTGGTAGGGTATGGGTGCCAGAGCACAGCCAACGCAAGGGCTACGTAAGGGACTGGGCTGAGGGCATGGTGTCCCAGATCTGCTCATTCCCTGAGACGGTACATGATGAGTTCGTAGACTGCATTAGTCAGGGCTTACGGTACATGCGTGACGCTGGATGGATCAGCATTGATATCCCACCGCGGGACGACTATGACGACGACGACATCTTCGACGCTGACGAGCACAACAGGAAATCCAAGGGCAACCCGTATGCTTTGTAATCCCGCACCGGGTGCGGTATTAGGAATCCTTACTGAGTATGGACTCAGGACTGCACCAAAGGCATAATCGATGTATCCCACAATGAAGGAATAGCCGTGGCTGACAACCAATCCGTTCCCATGCCCCCACACATAAAAGCAGAGCTAGCAAGGCTACGTGCTCTTATGGTTCCTGACGCTGAAGCCTACCGCCGCCGTGAGATTGGATCTAAGAGGTCGGAAGAAGAGATGAAGAAGATCCAGCCCCTGCGCCCACTTGGAGCGGCAGATACCGATCTGGAGTACCCATTAGCGGCTAAGGGCGGATCGATCAAGCGCTTTGATATAGGCGGCTCCAACAGCATCAGCATGGATGACTTAAATGCGGCGCTTAGAGATCGTGCGCCCACCATCCCTGAGCAGTTCAACCGATACATTGCGCCGCATATCCAGCGTGGCATGGATGCTATGTTTCCGTTTCGCCAATTGATACAAAGGAAGTTTGAAAACAATGTATACACACCATTGAATGAGTCTGTAGTAAATAACATAGGCGCGGCAATTAAAACAGCGGGCACAAATCAAAGCGATGCAGAAGATGCTAGGACTCACATGGTTAATGCGGCCAGAAGAGCGGTTGGCATGGCTCCTCAACCTATACCATTTGATCCAAGCAAAGCATTAGGTGACATCAACACTGGAGAGTTTGACCCAGAAAACGTCAGCAGTGATAAGAACTACGAAAGACTTCTAGAAGCTTTTCTAAAAAAACGCGCCCAAGCCAAAGCCAATGGTGGCGTAATTGACATGGACAGGATGCGCCTAGAGTTGATGAACAAGGGTGGAGTATTGCCACGCAAGAAGCGTGATGCTGGTTTGGAAAAGTTTTTATCAGACAGCCAAATCAAAGAGCGCCTGTATCACGCAACGCCAAATGATTTCAGCGCGTTTAAGCCCGGTGGGGACAAGCCTGCCATGAGCGGCAGAGCGGTATGGCTGTCCGCCGATTCAAGGAAACAGCCAGCCTCCCACAACATCCACACTGGTGCTAGTAACTACAAGCAGGGCGTCAACGTAATGCCAGTGCATGTGAAGGCCAAGAATCCTTTGGTGCTAGATGACCCAACCATGATTGAGTGGGCAAGAGAAGTATTTGCTGGTGGTAGCAAAGAGTTCCCTGAGCTACTGCCACCACATTGGATTGATGCGGTTAAGAAGGAAGGCTATGACAGCATCCACTTCGCTGATCCATATGGGCATGGTGATCCACACGAGGTCATCATGTTTGAACCTAACAAGATCAAGTCAGCCATTGGTAACCGTGGCACATACGACACTACTAACCCAGACATCACAAAAGCCAAGGGCGGATCCGTGATGGGCGTCAACGTGGCGTCCGACCGTAAGCACAACCTGAACTATGCTGACCTGATAGTGGATGGACACAAAACCATAGAGTCACGCAACAGCGACACCCTGCGCCCCTACGTTGGTAAGCGTGTAGCGATTGTCCGCACTGGCTCAGGCAAAGCCAAAGCAATTGGCGAGGTGACTATCGGTGAGCCTATCGTGGCCAACAAGAAGCAGTTCCGCAATATGGAGTCGCATCACTTGGTGCCAGAGGGCTCGACGTTTGATATCAAGACTCCGACTAAGCATATGTACCCACTGTCAGAGCCTGTAAGGTATGACGAAGAGCGTGATGTCGGCCATGGCATCTTGTCGCGCAAGGTAATACACAAAGACAAAGGCGGCAAGATAGAAGTTCGCCCTACTGTGTTTGATGATGCGGCCAGTCGTCGCAACCCAAAGATAGAAGCGGCGGCTCGTGCCTTGATGGAAGGCGAGATGACTAAGAAGGCTTACGAAAAACTGGTGGCTAAAGAAAAGCCCGTCAAGCGTTATGACTTTATCCCTAAGCCTGCGACTGATGAGCAGGCAATGAATGTATTGATTGACAGGCAGAAGCAAAATTGGCGATCACATGAAAACTGGCCTGCGGGTCACCGTGTTGGCCTGCGTTTGGACATCCCATCCTATGAGCGCCATGGTGTATGGGTGAACTCAATCCACGACGAGTCAGGTGGGGAAGACAAGTTTCCTACTTCATACGGTTCAGTGTCCTCAGTTCGCAATGCAACTTTTGAGGGCTCCCCAAACAAAGCCATCCGCGTGGCCACTGGTGAGCAGAACAAGACACCATTTGCCAGAATTAAGGGTGAGCTTGAGCATATAGATGAGAAGAAAGCCATTGCGCACATGAAGAAGTATTTAAACCATCCTGACTATCGTCAAGTAGGTTACGACCCACGCCGCCATGGCGACTTCTATGACCGTGAGACTA